ATTATCATCAGAGACAAAGTAATCGCCATCACTTGTCATACCCCTAAACAAACCATAATGTACTCCTAGCGACTCATTCTTCCAGAACTTGTACAGCTTACCTTTCTCTGGTTGCCACACTTTCTTTAGGATTGGGTATTGGTTTGTTGAGTAATCAAACTCTGCAATACATACGTTATCACTAAGGCCTAGGAATAGTTCCCCCCGCTTGGGCTTTCGCACCTCCTCATAAGCTAGATCATAGCCTTCTGGGATTTTCATCTTCACCATTACTTCTTTCATCTTACCGCCTCCTCTAGCTCTTTTAGCTTCTCGATAAAGCGCCTAGCTTCTTCTCGTCTTTTTAGCGCTTGTCGTTGCTCTTGGTCTTGTCGCCTGCCTCTGGTTCTATTGCCTGCTGTCATTCAAGCTCCTCCCCGTTTTGCAAGAAAGGAACTTTAGACAGTATCCAGTCGTTATCATTACAGAGGTCAATCGCTCTTTGTCGATTATCGACCACGACTTTCATAACCCAGTTACCATAATCATCAAGCTCCTCTAGGACGTAGACTATTTTCATACTGACTTCCTCCAAACTATTGCTAGTAGCCATGCGCCTACTCCTAGTATTGTTGAAGTTGTTAATGCGAAAGCCAATTCAGGTGAGCGTACAATCTCCGTGCCACCAGCCCAGAAGTTAAGTAGCGTGTAGTTGAATACAGAGATACCTATGACTAATTCTTTCATACAAACCCCCCTAAATCCGGCACGGTGTAATCACAGCCTTTCGCAATCTTCCCGTTCTTGAACACTGGCTGACCATCTTCAAATTTTGAGAAGTTACTGCGGTTCACCTCATCCAGTGCGCCAGCATGATCCATACCTAACGTATGACATACACCAATGGCGGTGACATTTTGATCAATTAGTGAGTCCAGCAAATCGACACGATTAACATTGCTGATAGCGTGCATAGCGTATGAGTCACACGCTTTAAAGCGGTCAGCGATGCGGTGAAGCTCGTCAGCGAGTGATAGATTAAGTGCCTCCATCATCTCGGCCACTTCCTCAATGTGTACCCCCATCTGGATGCACGCCTGTTCGTCTGTCGGTTCTGGTAGTGCGATCTCAAACCATCGCTTTGTTTTCTTAAAGCCCATTGTTTGGCTCCTTTTAAAATCTCTTTAAGCTCATCGCCCTGTCTTGCTTCTGCTTTAACTTAAAGAACTCAGCGTATTGCAATAGACGCTTAGCCCTGCCTGCCTGTGTCTCGAACCTATGCTTGTTCTTCGGACTTCGTTTTGTTTGTATCCACGACGCGGTGCGTCTGTTCCTCTTGGCTTTGCCTCGGTGCTTACTCATGTTAACTCCTTGTACATTTCCAGAAAGTCGTCTAATGCCATGGTGATCAAGGCAGGACTGCGGTTGCGCTTCCACACCACGCAAGGAACAGTATCGTCGTAGCAGTTATTACAACTCTGCTCATAAGCCGCAAACAAGGACAGCTTTTCAACTCGCTTGCACTCAAGACTGAAAGGGAACTCCTTCCTGCCATGCGGGGACAACTTTATATCTACCCCGTGCTCCCCCATTACTGCACAGGTCACATCGTCTGGTGCCACTCGCCTACCTAAAGCCTTGCGGACAGCATCTCTGACCTCATTTTGAAACTCTCTTCCCTTCTTCTTGCTATATCTTGGGCTTGCCATAGGCACTCCTTATTCATACCACACACTATTGAGTAGGGCATGTTGCTCTTTCGTGATAGGAGTCCCCCAGTACAGGCGGTCAAACTCCGCATTTGGATCAGCACCTTCGGGACGCTTGGGAGTGAACCCCCTACCTACACGCCGTCTAACCTTGAGACCTTTCTCGCGTACCTTGCGGGATACGCTAGTAACAGATACACCTTCCTGCTCTGCTATCTCGACAAGGTTATAGCCCTCTGCATACATCTCTGCCATTCTTTCTGCTTGAGCACTGGTAATTTTTGATTGAAATCCACGCATAACTAATACTCCTCCATCCCACAAAGCATACACACTGCAACACTGTGTACATAACACACACCGAGTGTTGATACTTCGACTGTGTTAACCTTCATTGCGTAATGTACCTGCCCCCGCAATCCATCATCATCATACTGTAGGTACTCCGCGTATCTTATGATGTCTTCTGGGGTAAGCTTATCTAATACGATCACGTGCTCCTTGGTGCGCACAGTCAGTGGCCAACTACTTAGGCCAAGGCAGTTAAGCACATACTTGCCATCAACTACCTTGCCCTCCATGGGCTGGCGGAGCAGGTCACTTAGCCAGAGATTAAACTCTACCATCCCTATCTTTTCCAGTAACCACCCAAGGCCATAGGTGTGTTCATAGGTTGTGTTGCTTATTTGCACAGGCATATCAAGAAGTTCATTTATATCCATACCATTACCCTCTTTTAAATGATGCAGGTTGCCACTGGTTTACTTGTGTTACTCCCTTCACAACTTTACCCATACGCTCTGCTTTGGCTTTCGCCTGCTCCTGCGAGTCCGCACTAAGGGTAATGTGCCCGCTCTCTAGTAATACGACATAACGATGAGCGCCTTTATTCATTTCTGATTTAGTAATACTCATTTCTTTTCCCTTTCTTGTAAACGGTAGTTTATAAGCTTACGATATCCGAACGATACCGCAGTCATCATGACTATAATATTGACGTACCACGTTGGAGCCGCATCAAGATTAGCTAGTGCTTGTGAAGAAGCAGAGAGAAGGTCTCCTTTCTCGTATGCTCCTGCGTAGATTTGAATGAATAGGTCAACGAATGGGGAACTAAACATCCCTATGAGTGGTAAGCTAAATAGGATAAGTAAGTACTCATCCTTCCATGAGCCTCCCATTAACTTAGTTGCTTCAACGTCCGCCTTCCCCTCTTGCGCACGTGCCTCTGTCTTGCCCTCCTCTCTTGCAGTAAAGAATGAAAAGATTTTACCTATTAGTCCGGTGAAGAATCCCCACATAATAACCCCCATTTGCACTTGTATGGATTGGAGCGCAGAAATAGAAGGTTTGCATTTACTACTAGGGCATCCTTCCAATCAACGCCTTGATACCACTCCATAGTATCGAGTATCGGGTGTGTTCGGTAGGTTTCAGCACAAATATTTAACATTGCCAACTCAGTAGTACATTGCTCTAGCTGTTTGACTATCTTATTTTTAGCACCGATGCCTGCCTGCACACCTTTCTTTCCTTGTAGTCCCTTTATGTTATCGGTTGCGTCACCAGTTAACAGCGACTTATAAAACTCAAAGCAGGATTGCTTAGGGCTAACCCAGTAGACACCATCATCTAACCTGCACGGGTTAAGGTGCCAACCCGGTATGGTGAGCAGGTCTTTATCTACCGAACAGATAATTACCTTGCCTATATTATTCCATCCGACCTGCCCCACTGCATCATCAGCTTCTATGCCCTTGGCTTGCTTGGCACCCATGTTATTAATGAAGTGATCACGTACCTCTTGGTACAGTGTAGGTCTCTCCGACCTGCCCTCTTTGTAAGGGACGAAGACTGACATCTCATCCCTAAAGGTAGGCTTGTCATTACCCAGAACAATTGTGTAGTTGTGGGACATAGCTGTTAGGCACATATCTTCCACGATGTTAGCGCACTTCTCTGGAATGAAACTTGGATCACACACCGTGTCCACTATCTCTACATCCTCCATGGTGAGATGGGGTTTCTCTGCCATAGCAGTAGCAAGCTCTCGCTTGGAGGTGGTGTCGTAGATAACATCCTCATCCTCCACCAGCATGTAGCGCCTCTCTTGGAGGGAGAACGCAATACGATACACAAAGTAATCAGCGTCCATAAAAAGCGGAAGATTGTTAGGGCAATGCTCTCTAACCGTATCATCCAACTCTTCTAGTAGGTGTCTCCCGTAAGGGCGGGGCACATTAAACACCTTACTGTAATCTTTTGTACTCATTGTTCGCTCCTTATATAAGGAGGAGCTACTGCTCCCCCTTATATCTATTATGTATACTAGTATACAATTCTTACTCGTATGGTATGCCTTCATCATGGAAGTCGTTAGGTTCTTCTAAGTCACCGAAGCCCTCTTCCTTGGCCTGCTGATAGGGGTTAACTGCTGGCGGGTTAAGCACAGCGTTGGTACCCTCAACAAAGCGATCAGTGATCGTATCCACCAATGCCAATACAGCATCTAGCTTCTTGGCTTTCTGTGCAGGAATTGCCACGGCATCATTGGCAAGTAATATCCCGACAACCTCAATGGCGCTATTACGGGCGGCTTGGTATTCAATAACCTTCTGTCGCGACTTGTCATCCTCTGCCTTCTTCGTCCAGTAGTCGTCCTTACTATTGGTGCGAGCAGGGGGCTGTACGTTCGGTTGTGTTGGTTGTGAACTACGACGCATAGGTTGCTGTTGTTGCGGTTGACCACCGAACTGTTGACCACCGTTGCCACCGTATTGTTGACCACCGTATTGTTGCTGTTGTTGTTGCCCATCGAACCCCCCTTGTTGTGGATTCCCACCCTGCAAGATAGTCACTTGCCCGTTGCGTTGGAAGTTAAGGTACTGGCCGTTCTGTTCTACAGTGAACTGGATCTGACACCCCTCTTGGAAGATAGGGGGCTTCATACCATGGCCATACCAATTACCATCATCAAGCTTGATGTTGTACATTGTTTTGCCAGTGCTAGTTTGCTTAGGCAAAATCTTTTCTACGAATCCTACTGTCTGGTACATAAGCTATTTCTCCGTTGATGTTTCTAATGCGCTGTAATCTACCCCTGCCAATCTGTACGGGGGTGCTACTGCACGCTCTATCTCTTCACCCTCAGACCAACCGTAGCCTGCGGTGAAGCCAATACCTAATGGTGCGACGAACTCAATGTCGTACACTTTCTTTAGGTACTCATAAACTTTGGTAAGGAACGCCCACTCTCCTATCTCTAGCAGTTCATCAAGCTCCTCATCGGGAGACTCAGCTATGATTGAATCGTGAACAGTGTTGGTAAGGAACGCCTCCATGTTTCTCATTGCGTGCCACATATAAACAATGGCAATCGGTATAATGTCCGCAGTCGCTAGGGACTGCACTTGATAATTACATATACTAGGAAAGGCAGGGCAATAGCCCGAAGGTAATAGCCTAGCATCTGGATAGTAGAAACGTAAGCCTGTCTCACTAGTAATGTATTTATCCCGTATGGCTAAGTCTTGCCACCTTAGCTGTGTATTAGTGATACCTGTGTAGCGCAGGCGGAACGCCTCATAATATTCCTGCTGTGCCTTACTCCCCATAGTGCCCCCATACAATGGCTTAAACGTATCCATCTTTGCGGAGGTACGCATCGCCTTGGTCACTTGGTTAAGGTCGCACTTGTTCAATACCGAAGCGGTGAACTTGTGAACATCGAAGCCATCCACAATCGCCTGTATTGCTGTTACATCTCTACCTAAGTGACCGCCTACACGGAACTCTAGCTGTGCCCCGTCTATCTCTACTACTTTCCACCCCTCCTTGCGTGCTACCTGCAACTTCTTATACTTGCGCGGTATGTTCTGCCCTTGGATACTACCTTCGATACCTGCCATCTTCACACCGGAGGAGGACAAGCGCTGTGTGCGCGTCACTGTCTGGTTGAACTTAAAGAAGAAGACACTATCCTCAGTGTTATCCACTACTGATTTAAAGAAGCGGAGGTTCTTAGTTACTGCCGCGTTATGCTCGCTGTGACGACGTTTCAATTCCAGAAACAATCGCTGTTTAGCATTAGTTGGCTGTAACTTATCCAACACATCCTTACTAGTACTCCGTATCTCCGTAGCGTTCTTGCCTCTGCCTTTCTTAAGAGGCTTGAACTTAAGCACATCATAGATGAACTCACTCATCTGCTTAGGAGATGTAGGGCTGTACCCTTGTAGCAAGGTAAGCATCTCTTGCTCCACCTCTGCCAATGCCTGCGACTCCTTGTTGAACTCCTCATCAACTCGCGCCTTACCAAGATGGCATCCTCTGTTCTCTATGTCTGCCAGTGCAGGAGTTAGGATGTTTCTGGTAAACGCGGTTGGTAGCAGGTTGTTCCGTTTCAATAGCTCCCGTTGCTGTAGGAATATCTTTCTAGTTTGGTGTACGTCCATGCGGTTCCTGTTCTCTAGTAGAGATTCCGGCAACTCACTAGGACATACGCCCCCTCCCATACATAGATCTACGTAGGGTTCCTTTGCTTCCCCAAGGTACCGCTTGGCTAGTGAACCTAGCTTCAAGTCCCCCGTCTTAACTCGATTACTAAGATAGACGTATTCTCCTATCTGTGTGCAGTAGGCCAGATGGGGATATAAATCTAACCCGCACCTCTTTAGCCACTTGTACTCGAACTTGCTATTGTGTGCTACAAAAAAGTCAGCATTAGAAATAGCAGTAACAAGCCCACCCATATCATACTCATTGCCCCGTACGAAATGCTCCTCTTCCTCTAGCCCGCATACCCATGTTGCAGTAACGATGGAGTTGTTGGGGTTTCTTGCATCAGGTGTGCCGTCCTTGATTGTTGTCTCCAAGTCAAGCACCACAAAGTTGTTAGACATATAGATGTCGGGATCAAGGTCGAGCAGGTGTCTTGGTAGAAACTCCTCACCATTTATTCCCATGAGACATCCCCTACCTGTTCCAGTTTGTACACTTGCCACCCCCCGACAAACTCAGAGTTAATCTTCACGCGGTAACGAGAGTTAAGCTCTCTTATTGCATAGCGTAAGGTGGATAGCTTGTGCCCTGTCAGTACACGTAAACTCTCTGCACGTAGGCCACTCCTCCGGTTAATCCATAACTCCCATAGCACGTCCTTTAATACTTCTGAGTTCATCCTTCGGCAGAGGTTTGCCACTTCCTCGTATCCATCGGCCTTCTTTGTCAGTTCCATATCATTTCCTCCGCAATATGTCGTCTACCTCTGCCTCGGTGAGTTCCCTTAACAGCGTGATCTTTTCGCAGGTGAACCACACCCCTCCCTGCACCTCCGGCCTAGCGTACTCCTCTAGCCAGCCATCATTGATAGCGATCTCTACCCAGACTCTCTTCGCCCCGTTCTTGGGAGTAAGTACTAGATGTGGGGCGTAAGGTCTATAACACCCATGCCACCCTATGCGCTTGGCAAAGCCGTTCTTTAGGATGTCTTCCTTGCATACGTGGGTCTCACCTATACGTAGGCGTAACGTTTGGTCAATGAACAGCGGAGCCAGTGCGCCATCCTTCATCTTCCTAAATAGTTTATACCCAATAATCATAGTCCCATCCCTCGAAGTCCAAGTAGTTATCAATCATGCTCTCTTCGTAGCACTCCTCGTACTTGGCGTACTCCCTGTCAACGAACTCTTGGAAGCTCAGTTCCTCGCTCATCTCCTCTATCTGGTAGCGCTCATCAAGCGCTTCATAATGTTTATCTAAAAACTCATTACTACATAACTTGCGACTGACCATGGTGCCTCCTACACGGCTGTGATTTTAGAGAGTAGCGGAGAAATGGTGACACTAATACCACGATGCTCCCCGTTAACTTTGTTCTTGATTACGTTCAAGTATCTACGACGCTGTGCCTCGTAGTCTGAGTTCATACCGATACCAATCATGATGTCTACCTGCCCTTGCACTGCGATGTTAGAGTAGAATACGTCTTGGATATCTAGCATGAGTTTACCTATAGCCTTCTCGCTTGCTTGCGATAAGCTTATCCCGAAGATTTTATTGCGCTTGTAAAACATACGCATCTCATAAGCCAGCTTCTCTAGCTTCTCTGTCTTGCCGGAGTCTTTATGACCGGACAAGATCAAGTTAGATAGTTGGTCTACTACACAAACATCAGGCTTGTACTTCTCACATAATACCTTGATGTCATCCGTGGAACCCGGTGCCAGTTCAACAAACGTGATGCGCTCATAGCCTCTTGCCTTGGCTCTAGCCTCTGCCTCATCAGGACTTACAAGGATTTGAGATTGCGTCATACCCGATAGCCTACTAAGTATCCGCATTACCATTCGCTCGGCAGGGTCTTCATTACCTACATAGAGTACACCGTACCCATTTGCCGCCATACCGCAGGCCATGTTGATAGCAACGGCAGACTTACCACACTCAGGCGGTGCAAAGATTAGCATGTGATCTCCTCTCACAGCCCCGCCACCGAAGATGTCTCCTAATGCCTTGGGATAGATAGGTATTACATTCTCTACAGAAAATGCCTGCGTTATATCTGACACGCTCGCACCTTGAAAGACTTTAATCTCGTCCTCTTCGGTAGGCAGGATGCCTAGCTCCTTGGTCTGAGAGTATTCAGCCATCAGTGAATCTACTTCCCCATCCCTTCCGGTATCGAGAGCGGTAGCAAGTTGCAAGGCCAATGACCGTAGGCGTACCTTAGTCAAGTGGTCTAGCAGGTTAATGTCCGACACGTCCGGCAAGGTTCCTAGTGCGTTCTCCCATTTCTCTGCATGTTCTGGGCGAGAAGTGCGAAGCTTTTCTAGTAGTAGCGGAGGTGCCACCTCGTTAGCGTGGGGATCAAGGGAGTAATACTTTCCTATCTCCTCGAAGATTGTCTTAGCTAATCCCGACAAGTCCCCTTCGGCAATCAGCTTAGAGAGTAGGGCGTAGTTATCCCTTGCCTTCATTGCTGTTGTTAGTATCTCTTTCTCCATAGTCCATAGCCTTTTTAATTGGGTCAATTACATGGCGTAGTAGTTCTTCCTCTGTCATATCCTTTGGGTCAACCCCACGCAGAGGGATAACATGCGTGTCAAACACCATCCCCAGTTCTCTTGCAAACTTCCGCGCCTTGGTGGTGGCATCGGCATCAAAGCAGATATATAAATGCTTCACCCCTTTGCTGAGTAACTGTTTAACAATCGCGTCACTGATATTTGTGCCCCCTAGTGCAACACAGGGTACGTGCTGACTAATTCGTAGAGCGGAGAAGAAGTCCTCCTGTAATACTAGGTGCGAAAGTATACTAGTATACATCTTAGGAACGAGTAGCCCCGCGCAATTTGCAGAGTCCTTATAGAAGTCCACTGTCTTGCAGTTACCCCCCTCAATTCCTTCTGAGTTATGGACAAGCTCTGGGTAAAGTCTACCGACGTAGCCTAACTCTTTGCCATCCAATGTTTTGATTGGGATCAGCACGCGCATATATCTCTCACAAAACTGTAGCCCTTGAAGGTATAGTACCTCCTTACTTATACGAAACTTCTTAGAAAGAAATTCATACTCCTCTCCCACTAGCCTTGTCGGGGCTAGGTTATAGTAGTCAAACATAGACAGTCGGGCAGGGCGTGGCTTTCCTCGCTTTACGTAGGACTTATCCCCTACGAAGCCCGCCCCAAGCTCACACTTAGCACGGTGGCACGTGTAAACGTAGCCTTTTGCAGTGCGCTTAATGTAAAGCTTCTTCTCCCCTGTCCTGCCTCCTCCGCAACATGGGCAGGGCAAGCCTCGACTAACCTCATCCAAGTCCAGCCCTATACCTAGTTCCTTGATGGCATCAGCGTACTGGTTCATAGCGCTACTCCTGTAGCAAGGTCTCGATAGCAGTCAGCTTCTCTTGAAGTTGTGACAGCTCCTTCGTAGCACGTTCGGTGCGAGTGTTGACGTACTCCTCGAAGAGGGACTTATCTAGTAGGTGCTTACACTCCCTTGCATCATGGCTGTACAGTACATGTAGTTGCGCCACGGGGTTGCTTATGCTCCATGATATGTTCGCTAACTGGCGAAGCTCCCCTGTTAGTTGGTTTCTTCTTTTTAGTAGGTCGTCTAAAGTTTTCATAATAGTTACTCCAAAAATTCTAGGATAAGGGCAGATAGCCCGTGCTTTTCTGCGATGGCTCTTACTATATCTTCGGGTATTACTGCATCCCCTATCTCTATTATCTTGGGAAGGAACCCAAAGACTAGGGCATGATCTACCACGTAGAACTCTGCATCTTCGTATGACATTGTTTCCATAATTAATCCCTCAAGTCTTGTTGGCAGATATACTCACGCTCGCTATTGCCGTATAGTTTATTCAGCTCCTTGCATCTCTCGATGCCTAGTGAAGCGTTGGCTACACGCTCCACCTCAGTAGTCTTGTGCGTGAAAAATCCTGCATTGCCTATGTCTGGATAGTAATCTATCCGCTTAATCACTACCTCGTAAGTCATTGGCATTGGTCTCTCCTTAGAAGAGTAGTAGTGGAAGGAAGGCGGCGATAACTAAAGCAAGTAGCACCATGCCGATACCGCAGAAGATATGGGACTCTGCGTTAACCCAGTGTATAAATAGACTCATAGTAACCCCAGCGCTTGATATAGAAGTTTCATTTGCACGGCCTCATGCTCTGCGTTGCGAGCAGTAGTGTGCTCTCTTTCCATGTACGTCCCGTTAGGTAAGCGTACTACCCAGATGGGTGAAGCGCCCTTGGCTACGACTGTGAATGGGAAGGCATCTCCTGCTGAGTGCCCACGGATGCCACCGTTAGTAGCGATATGACCTTTAGTATTGAGTATGCTCATGATGTGCCCCTTGTATACTAGTATAGTTTTTCTTCGATGTCGGCCACCTTGCGTAGGCCACGTACCATTTGTTCCGGCGTAATATTTAACGGCGAACTCTCAAGGTACCCCTTTAGTTGGTTGAACTCGTGGATGCAGGCCACCACGTTATCCTTTGTGTACCCTCCGTTCACATCCATCCTGTCAAGAGTGCGCATGTTCCATGGTAGCTCCCCTCCATCGGGAGATCGGAGCGAACTAAAGATAACCCCAGTGTAGTAACACCTCTTCCTTTCAAACAAGGCGCGGATGTCCTGTAGTTCTAGGTCAAAGTCTAGCCCCTTCGCCTCCGCTCTGCTCTGCAAAGACCGTAGCTTTCGCAGGTAATAAAGGTGGCGTTCCTCTTTAGTGGGTGTCCAACTGGCGTACCTCATAACTGTCTCCTTCCAATACCATTGCGTGTCCACTGCCGTAGCTATCTGGCATACTCCCATGCATCAGCTCCCCGTCCACTTCTGCGTCAAACATGACGCTATCTTCGTCTATCTCCCACTTAAGTATGCGTATCTTGTCCACGCCTACCCCGTAATAAACGGCTATCATTGCTAGTACGTCCATAATTAATCCGTCCATTTTCTCTCTAGTTTGATAAGTAGAAGGAGTGTTCTAAGTAGGTACTTCCTCTCCGCCAACTGCTCCCCCTCCCATAGGGTGCCATCTTCTATCGAGTGGTAGTACAGCAACGCACCGTCCGTGTTGGCCACCGTGGTAACGGGGAACGCGGGGCATAAGTCCTGAGATCTAAAGGCGGTCTCAAGAAAGAACGCAAGACTGTGAAGGGTCTCGTCAGATCCCATCATATTATCGTGCAAGAAATCCACCGCGTTACCGCAGATACCCGCATTAGGAGAGGGCAACTTCCTTGCTTTCATGGCAAGCTGTGTCAGATGTAGCACATGTTCTATCTTCTCGCTATGGCGACCGATGTTATCCACTCTTATTTGCAGTTCGGGATGCTGTGCTCCTATCCTCTTTGTCTTTATCAGATACTTTGCGGCAACTAGAAGCTTCTCTAGTAATGTTATCCTAAGATGTAATTGTCTCCCCTCCCACTTGGGTAAGGAATTATACTGCTGTCTAGCTGTCATGTCGGAGGTGGGATCATTCACTGGATAGTAATGATAAAGCCCCCATGCCCTGAAGCAGTGTGTTAAGAACGTGTCTACCTGCAATGTCATTGCCTCCTCTTCTATTATGTTGGCAAGGTTGCCACATATACCTTCCTGAGGGGTCGGAATATCTCCGTGAAGCAGGCGGTCTAGCCCGTGGGCTATTGTGGACAGTTCTCGTTCGGTTATCTGTGTGATTTTCATGTTGACCTTCCTATGTATACTAGTATATCTCTCTGATTAATTTGCGTGCTTGATCAAGAGTGAACTGTCTCTTACCCCCGATGCGTGCGTCGTAATACCATATCTCCTTTTTATTAGGGGCGATGCTTGCCCTGTGATTTATATGTAAGCGGATTAAGTTGAGCGCCATTGTTAGTGTGTCTAGTTCTCTGTGCTCTTGACGTGTCATAGCGGTACTCCTTGTAGTATGTTTGTAGATAGGCAAGTGCCCATCGTCTATAGTTCTGAGGTGTGTGCAGAAATTCGGGCACGTCCCTATCAAACTGCATCTGTAAATCCTCGGATGTGCGACGCACTAGCCGTGCGCTGTCCTTTTTGCCTGCCTTGCACAGCTTGCAGGCCATAGCGTTCACTCCTTTATCTATTATCCGGTATGATTTGCCGTGTTCCTCGGCTGAGAGGTACCCGATCAAACATCGGATGGCCTCTGCTTTGTGTTCCTCGTGTGTAGCGGGTGTCATGTTGCCTCCCATGTATACTAGTATACTTTTGCAAGGTACTCTTCTATGCGGGTAAGTGCCCAGACATAGAAACCCTGTCGTAACTCCCCGCTACTGGTGAAGTTACCATCCTTGTTGCGGTTCACATACTCCACGAACGGAGAGGTACTACCTATCCCCTCGTCGGCTACCCTTGCCTTATAGGGCAGAGGCCAGTCCTTGGTGTACTCTCTTAACAGATCGGCATGAACCTGCTTGGCCAGTGTATGTGCCTCCACTGCAATGTCATACATCTCTAGTGCGTAGGGATGGAGGTGTGATATCTCTAGCAGATATGCAAGCTTTCCATTAAGTTCAACGCAACTGTACTTGTCAAACTGTTTGGTCTCGTACAATTGCATTAGTATCTCAATTGCTAGTGCGTGACGTGTCTTCATAATGTGTTCCTCTGTATGAGTTATGGGATGCCCCCGCAGGGGCGGGCTTGCTAGTCTCCGATGTCCTCTTGCGGGATCGGTGCGCAGTACGGCCATGCCACGTCGTCAGTGTCAAGGTAATGGTAGTTTATGTTTTCAAGTATTCTATCGAACACTGCATATCTACAGTCGCCCTCGTCACGCCCCCAGAATTTATAGACCTTGCCCTTCACGGGATGACACACTCTGCGTAGGATAGGGAACGCAGCCGCCTCAAAGTTCCGGTCAGCAATTCGGACATCTCCCGACGGTCTTAGATAGTGCTCCCCCTTCGCAGGTGTACGGACGTAGTGATAAGCAAGCTCCCACCCTTCAGGTAGGGTGATTTGGATTGGTACTGTCTTCATGGTAGCTCCTTTGTATACTAGTATACTTTTGTAATGCCCCCGCAGGGGCGGTGGTGTTAAGACGTTAGCGCCTCTCGCAATTCTGCGACGTTAGAATACCTACACTCCGCAAGTACTTCTTCCCCGCATATATAGGAAAGCATGTTAGCTATCCTCTCAGGCTCCACTGGAGTAGTAGTCTCCCCGAAAAGATCCATCTCATAGGTGCGCACTATCTCTATCGCATCGAAGGCGCTATCAAAGTTGTTCGCTATCCACTGCTCTGCCTGATAATGGCCAATGATAAAATAGTCCGTGTTGAAAACGAGATGATGCACATCGTCTATGTTCTCATCTGTCACCACGCCATCATCAATGGCTTGAATGATCATCGCCTTATGTGTGGCGATGGTGTCGCTGTTAAAGTTTGACATAGTAAGATCTCCTTCATGGGTTTAGCATCGTGAAGCGGTACTTCTCCCCTTTCACGATGACATAGTGTGTTGCGGTATTAGAAAAGCAGGTGTAGTAAACTCTTCTCCATCGGCCAAGGAAGTGTACCTTATAGGGTGAAGTGAGCTTCTTCCCATAACCGGAAACGGTTTCCTGTAGTCCCTCGTCTTGCCACCATAGGCTAGAGTACTTGACTTCGACCGTCGTCCTCCATGCCTGCGGGTCTTGTAAGATTCCGAGTAAGCGCATAATGTTGCCCTCTTGTATAGTGCCCCCCGTAGGGGGCGGGATTGTATACTAGTATACTTTTTTAGTGACTGGCTTAGCGGCCGGAGTTAGGGATAGATAACGGCCTGCCCCTAGCGCAGTATGATCTCCGTCCGGAGGAGTGGAAGAGTACACTGCTCTGACATATTCAATTCTGTCATGGAATACAAGCGCTCCCGTGTCATCATGATCTATGTAAAGGATGGCATCCTGCTCATAGTCTAGGGATAATTCTATGAATAGATCTAACACGTCCGCAGGTATCCTCACACAATAGGAGTCCTCCAGTACTCCCCCGAATACTCCCCTAACTTCCTGTGTTTCTGCGGGCAGTCCGCAACGGAGAAGGAGGTTCAACAGATCTTCCCCTAATAGGAGGTGTCGCCATGCATTAACATTCGGGGAGTACGTGCCACGATGCGCTGAAATAAATACTTTCATGATAAGTTCCTCAGTGTAGTGCCCCCCGTAGGGGGCGGTAATGTATACTAGTATACTTTTAGATGATTGATTTGTATGAGTCTTGAGGGATCATCGCCACGTGATGACGGTTAATTCCTCCTGATAGCGATGTATAATAATATCCCTTGGAAGTGGCCTGAGTAGTACACAAAGCGCTCCAACGGCGGGCACCATCACGCATGTTTTTAAGTATTAGCGGGCAGTGCAATTTTGCGGCGAAAGTGTACGCCTCTTCTCTCATACGTGTGGGAAAGTAGGCACGGTTCCCCTTAAATTCCACAACTAATTGATACTTTGAGATCTGACGGATTACAGGTTTTGAAGTGTTCATGATGAGTTCCTCTGTCTAATGTATACTAGTATACTTTTTTTGATGTGCCCCCTTGCGGGGGCGGTGGCTGTTATGCCTCTTGTTTCATACGGATTACGGTTGCTTTAGACTCGCATAGAATGGCCTTGTCGAACGCTGATAGTAGTGCGCTTGCGATGCGGTCGGCATTGGCCGTTTCTAGCTGTGCGATGCCTGCGAGTAGTGTGGCTAGTGTAGCGTCACCGTCCTCTGAGGTTTTTAGCTCAGTAATTGACGCTTTCATTTGAGCGCGGACGGTTAACTCTGGCGATTGTTCCGCTCGCAGATCCTTAGTAGCTTTACGCAAGGCTGACTCACTTTCAAAATCCGCAGGATTTAAGCCAAGTTTCATGGCTCCCATAATATTACTTTTCATCTGAGTGAATGCGCGGGGGGTCGCCTTGCCTTTATTGGCGGGGGTAGCCTTCCACGTCGCAAGCGCATCCTTACATTCACTCGCGAATAGTTCATGGTCGGGGTATACCTCCCCTGCTAC